GGAAACTTCGCCGTCAAGCGCCGTCCCGCTCAACCGCAACGCCAGCTTTACCTTGTCAAGCATTTGTCAGCCCTCCCGCTTTAGGCGGTCGCCTTGACCAGCTTCACGATGGCTTCGCCGATAGCGGGCGCGCAATCGAAGATCGCGATACCGCTATATTTGTAGCTGTTCGTGTCGATGTCGTAGGCGCTCTTCACGCCGATATTTTCGGCAAGGTTCGCGCAAACCTTCTTGAAGTCGCCCAAGAAGGCTTCGTGATCCGCGACGTAATCGGACAGAAGAACGGGATAGCCGTACACGAAGTACGCGTTGTTCTGAACGGTTACAATGTGGTTCTTGCTGTTGTCCTGCAACGGCATAAAGTCGGTGAACAAGGTTTTCTTGTTCATAACGAACTTGCCGTTACGGTCATAGCCGGAAGGCAGAAGCCCGATCAACGTCTGCACGTTTGCGGCGGTAAGCGCGCCCGCCTTTGCAACGGTAACGCTGTTGGTCGCGCCCCAAGTGTTCGCGTTTTCAATGCCCTTCGGCTGGGAAGAACCCGTGCCGTTAATAAGCAAATCTTCGACTTTGCGGGCGATAGCTTCCGCCAGCATATTGACGATCCAGCTTTCAAACGCTGTAATGCTCATAGTCATTACAGTATCGGAAATCTGAACCAGCTTGACGATCTCATAACCGGAAAGGGAAACGGTGGTCAGCGTGTCAGCGGCGGCGGTAATGCTTGCGTTCTCGGTGTGGATCGCGGCGGCGTTGTTCGTGCCTTCGATCGCGAACTTTACAGCGCCCTTGACGTGCAGAAGGGTAACTTCATTCAGCATAGGCGCAAGCGTCTTTACTTTGCTGATAATCTCGTTCGCGGTCTGCGTCGGGATAACCTCCGCACCCGCGCCGCTGGCGTTGCTGAATGCGCGCTTCTCTGCGTCGTTCAGCGGAAGGCGGCGAATGTTTTTCAGCCACGCGGAACGATATTCGGGCGTACCGAAGGGATCATCGGGCGCGGCGTTGTCGTCGCCGTTGTTCTGCTGGAAGGAACGGGAAACAATGCCCGCGCCCTTCGCGATATTGTCAAGAATGCCGTTGCGCTTCTCGGCGGCGGCAATCAGTCCGGCGCGCTCTTCGGTAAGCTGTGTGGTTTCCTGCTCCAGCGCGTCAATCTCTGCGGCGGTCATAGCGTCGCCGCGCTGTTCGATCTCCTGCTTGATAGCCGCAAGGCGGGCTTCGATTTCTTTAATTCTCATTGTGTTAAACCTCCGTCATTAGTTTGATTTTCAAAAGTTTCTTCCGGCGTTCCAGCCGCTCCTGCTGTTCCCTTTCGATCACTCCGTCGAAATAGGATCGTGCCGAAATATCGGTATCGGCGTTCGCCGGAATGGATACCGCCGAAACGTCGTAAACCTTCGCAATTTTCAAGATCGTGCGTGTGCGTGTGTCGCGGTCGTAGCTATCTTCCGATACGCGGAAAGCCCACGACATTTTCGTAACAAGTCCGTTCTTGATTTCCTCGAACATATCTTGTGCCGCGCGCGATTTCGACAAGTCCGCGAACGTGAAAAGCCCGTTATCGTTAGCTTCAACGCCCAGCGTCCCGTTGGAAAGGCGGGCAAGCACCTTTCCTTCGTGGTTATACTGCATGATTACGTCGGACATATCCGCACCCGCAAGGGCGTTCCGGTCGATCCGCTCGTAATATTTGTTCCCGTCCCACTCATACAGCAAATAGGGCTTGTCGAACGTTGTTGCGTAGCCCTCCACGTAGAAATCCGTATCAATTCGCTTCTCCGCCGCCGTCGGGATCAATAGCGGCTGGATCATTGTTCGGTACTCCCGATCCGTCTTTTTTAGCATTTGGTGTAACCTCCTTTCCCAATTCTGAAACTTCCGCGTATTCCTTGCGGATATAATATTTCTCGCCGCCCTCAACGTGCGCCATGTTCCAAACGTCCATAACGCCGTTGCGGTTCAGCAAGCCGCGGTCAAATAACTGTGTGCTGATATTCAGCTTCGTTTGATTGCTTGCGTATTGTAAGCGGTTCGCGGTAAACGTGATCGCGTTCCCGAAGGACAATTCCCGCGCCGTGTACGTCATATTCGACATAACAAGCGAAAGCTGGATCGCGAAAGGCTCGATCTTGCCTTCGTAATACGCGTTCCATTCGTCCTCCGTGTATTTGTTTTGCAGAATGCCCGCATTCGTGCCGAAGTAGTTAAACACGTTTTCGTTGATCTGCGCCATCTGCGCGGCGTTGACCGTGAACGGCTTGCTTTCGATCGGCTTCACGTCAGCAAACTTCGCGTCGTAGATCACCATTCCCGACTGATTTTCCGCCGAAAGGTTATCCGCCGTGAAGCGCTTGCGCTCCTTCGTGATGTCCTCCGGCTTCAACATATTTGCAACCTTCGCCAAGAAGCGAATAGAAGCCGAATTTTTAACGCCGTTGATAATTCCTTGATTTTGTGTATGGATCAACTGCATTGTAGGACGAAGCGCGGCGTTACTCTCGCCGAAGAAATCGTCGGTATATTGAAACTGCGTCATTACGCCGACGCGTTCAAACTCGATCGCGGCTTTCTGCCCGCTCCCGAACGTATAACGCAAAAACGGCGCGCCGTTGTACTCGACAACTTCGCACCGTTGAGGAAGCAGGGGATAATACCCGATCAGTCCGCCGAATTCATCTTCGATCGGAACAATGAAGCAAGTATTATTCACCGAAAGGATCGTCGCGATCCTGTAAATGAACTTCGATGTATCCATGAACGGATTAGGCTTGAACTGCAACGTCCGTTCAAGGTTCTTTTGCGCCGTGCCGCTGATCTCCGGTTTCAGCTTTGAAGCGAAGGACGCGAACGAATGTATCGCCGCGCGCGTAAGCTCCATTTCGTAAATACTTTCCGGCGCGTTGCTGAAAACGGGCGTATACCCGTTTAACATTTTGAAATAGCCTTCCGCCTTCAAGTCGGCTTTCGGCTTCCGGAAGATAGTTTCAAAAACTCCCATGTTTTTATCACCCCGCATTTTTGAGCATTTCGCCGATTTCGTTATAATATTTCTGCCGCACGGTCAGCGCGTCGATCACGGAAACAAAGCCGTCAATTCTCGCCCGCTGTTCGATCTTCACGGGACGGAACTTCCGCGTTTCCATGTTGTGCTTCAATGCGACGTTGAGGAAGTGCGCCTTCAACAAGTTATTGTCGGCAATTTTGAAATTGCCGTCCTTGATAACGCCTTCAAACTCGCGGATCACGGGCGCAAGGTTTTCACCCTGCCATACGTCGTCCGTCTGCCAGCCCGCGTTCTTCAAGTCGTCGATCAGATATTGCGCGGAATAGCGGTCGTACCCGATCTTCAAGATATATATTCCGTACTGATCCCGAAGCATAGAAAACCATTCGTAAACGTCGCGATAATCGACGTGGTTTTCGCCGGATAGCTTGACGATCCCTTGCTTTACGAATATGTCATACGGTACGCCGTCGATCGCTTGCGCCGTTTCAAGGCGGTTCGCGGGCATAAAGAATTGTGCGAAGGCATATAGAACGCCGTCCCGCTCGATCACGACGGAAGCGGCGGTCAAGTCTGTTGTTTGTGAAAGGTCTATGCCGCCCACGGCGTAGCTGTCCTTGAAATCCTCCAGCTTCGCGTGAATTCCTGCGCCGTCAACGACGACGTAATCAAGCCACGCGACGGAAGAATTCTGCTTGATATTGCAATACTTCGTAAGGAATTCAGCCCGCTTCGACATACTCATTTCGGCGACGGCAATTTCCTCTTTGAAGAAGTCTGGCGAAACGGAAACGCCCATATTCGGATTTGCTTTTTTAAGCTCTTCAAGGTCGTTCCATTTCTCCACGTCGTCGATCATGTAAAGCAGGGGAAGAAGGCGGCGTTCCTTGCTTCCGCCCTTCAAAAACGCGGTCGATCTCTTCATCAATTCATCGAAGATACCGTCGTTTTCGTAACCCGCCGTTGAGATCGAAAGGATCATCGGCTGGCGGCGCGCACCAAGCGCGGATTTCATAACTTCGTACTGCTTCAAGCCGCCGTCGCCGCGCCACGACGCGACTTCATCATTCACGACTAAATGCGGATTGAAGCCATCTGATTTCTTCGCGTTGAACGCAAGCGGCTTGATCGCGGTATTGCTTTCTTCGATGTAAATATCGGAACGGCGCTTCTTCGATAGGTCGGAAAGCTCCGGTTCTTTTTTAATCATCTGATAGAAATTATCGTAAACGATGTTCGCTTGCTCCAGCTTCGGCGCAAGGCAATATATTTTCGCGCCGTATTCTCCGTCAAGATACGCCATGTACGCAATGACGGCGGACGCAAAAAGCGTTTTGCCGTTCTTGCGCCCGATCACAATAAACACTTCGCGAAAGACGCGCGTTCCGTCCTCTTCGACGATCCCGAACATAACGGAAACGGCGGCTTTCTGCCACAACTCCAGCTTCAAAAGGTCTGTGCGCCCTTCGCAATGATGGCAAAAGTTTTCGATAAACCGAATTGCCTTGTTTGCCTTCTTCGCGTTGAAGGTGAAAAGCCCTTCTTGAAGCCCCTTCACGATGTATTCATACAGAAGGCGAACCCACTTGCCGACGGTTATATTTCCGGAAGAAATGCCGTCGTAATACTCGTAAATGTAATTTGAAAAGGGCATTTTTATTCGTCCCGTAACGCCTGTAAACGGCTTTCCTTTTTCTTCTCCGGCGGTACAAGATCGCAAAGCTGTTTGATAATTGCGGCGTGATTTTTTGTCATGGCGATATGTGTTTTCACCGCGTCGCTTTGCTTCGTCCCGCTCTGATTTGCGCCGTTTTGGTATTCGACGGTGTAGCCCTCTTCGTTGATGATCTCTTGCAATTCTTCAAGGGATACCGCCATGAACGCCGCGTTCTTGATAAGGCTTTCGACGGTCTGCAACTTGTTTTTATCCAAGTCTTTGAAAATGCGCTTCAATCGGGAAAACTCCCGCTTGATCTTTTCTTCTTTCGTCAAGTCCTTCTTTGTCGCCATAAATATCACCCCCTTTTCCGGTCAACCCACACCCCCTTAAACGCGTACACCCGTTATGCGCGCGCCTGCGGAGTATTTTTAATCTCCCGCCCTCGGTGTCGAACCCTCCCTAATCTTTGAGCGAATAGGGGGGGATATGAGGTTTCCCGCTTCGTCGAATGCGTACCGTTTTTTCTTGTCGTTCCGGTGGTGTTCTTTGTTGTGGCAATCTTGACAAAGCGCTTCGAGATTATCC